GGGGTTGAGCGCCTTTGGCGCTTATCCGCAGAAACAAACTGTACCCCACTCTGTTGGCACCATTAAGATTACTCTTTTTGGGAGAGCAACATTGAAATATTTATAATGAATATACAATGAATAGAAGAAATAATAAAATTGATCACGGTTGGCTCGCTCGTATAAACGAGTTGCTACCTATGATAAATCTATTACATCAACTACCTCTTAACCAGAATTTGGATAAATTCCACAACTTGGTCAAAACCATGGTAACTAACCACGGTGAGGCATACACAATCGAAAGGCTTAAAGCCATGAGATTGGTATTACAACAGTTTGTGTTAAAACAAACCGTTACACCTGTCCCGTTCGCAAAAGCGGACAAGGACGGTTTTCCGAAAGCAATTCGCTTTCTGAAACCCGCTGTGGACGATGTATATAGTGTGCGGTACTCAATCTCAGTAATGAGAATTATAGAGACATTCAGGTGTAAACCTGAATACTCTGTGAGTACAATACTCGATGAATCTTCGGCAGACGAGAGTCTGATCGAAGAGATATCTGAGTACATCCAAAACTGGAGCTATCTCAAGCATATGCCTGAGTTAGCGCCATCACAGCTCGTAATGAGTAACAAAGCAGGGCCTAATGGTCCCGCTTCAATTACAGCAATCAGAGATCTAACTGCCTTACGACAGGAAAATCCTGACCTGCTAAAATCCATTAAGGAATTAATAGGGTTAACAGCCCCATACCTTAAAATGGATTCTTACGAGTCACACGAGGGAAGTTTCCAAGCTTCCAAGCTCGTTCTGCTAAGCGATAATGCGTGTAAAACACGTGTTATTGCTATAGCTGATTGGTGGTCTAACACAGCGTTGAATTCTTTACATGAAGGATTCATGAAAGCGCTGCGTAAACTGCCAAGTGATGTGACCTACAGACAAAGTGATATCCCTAGCCTCATTCAAAGGCTGGGAAACAACTTATTTAGTTCTGATATGACAGCATTTACTGACCGCTTCCCTAGAAAACTAGAGAAAAAGTTAATATCTGCAGCATACGGAGCTAATATGAGTGAGTTGTGGGAACAAATTGTCTCAAACAGGACCTTCCACCATCCGAAAGGAGGCGTAAGGTATGCTTGTGGCAATCCCATGGGTTTGTTAAGCTCATGGCCAGTGTCAACACTTACACACCACGCTGTGAAGCAGTGGTGCGCGTATAAGGTAGGAGTAAAACATTACAAATATCTTATACTAGGTGACGACACTCTCGATACCTCGGAAGAGGTATACAAGAAGTATATTGAAACAATCAATAGACTTGGTGTTTCCATATCACACGCCAAGTGCACGCAAAGTAAAGACGGCTATGCCGAATTTGCTAAACGTCTCTTCGCTAACAAGACAGAGGTA